TAACGTCTGATGTTCCCGATACTTGATAAACAGGACCATTGTCTGAACTGTAAGTTGCGATACCTCTTGACCTTAATGTAGATACAACAACATTTTCATATTCTGTAAATGACACACCACTGAATTTTTGTATACGTAACTCACCCCAAGTCTTCCAATAAGTATCCCCACCTTGTTTTAATAAAGCTTGACCACTCTGTTGGTTAATACAAAACGAGAATCCACTATAAGTTCCATCACCATTATTAGCAAACGTCGCATAATACCAAGGGTCATTTAACGGACTTGTTAATGTATTACCTGACAAAGGTATACTCGGAACTCCGAAAGCGTTTGTTTCTCCTGTATATGTTGTCGATAAAGTAGCATAAGTCGCGTCTGTTGATGAACCCCAATAAACAATTTTAGGTATATCAGTAGCCGACCCCGATAAATTAACAACATAATCAACCAAACTGAAAATCCAATTATTAATATCTTCTCTAATACTTGACGTACTTCCATCAAACAACTGATATGGTATGTCAAGTAAATTTAAGATGTCGGCAGGAAAATCCGCATCATTTAAAGCATATGTATAATCAGAAAATTTTGTTCCTGTTGTATCACCAATCGCGCTAAATTCAATTTGATCAGCAAAACTTGTGGATCCGGTCGGAGCAATGGTTGATGAATCAACATTTGCAATTGTTTTTATTGACCAAGATGGTCCCGCATCATAACCAGATAATCCTAATATCCTTGATACGAATAATTGGTTAGATTGTTGTAAATATGATTTAGCAATGTATGCTGCCTCATATTTAGGAATTTGTGTATTCACAAACTTTTCTGGTGATGTTCCACCAAATATTGTTGTGAATTCGTCAAAATTTTTGACGAATATAGGTTCAAATGCAGGTCCTTTTAATGTTTCCCCCACAATACCTAATGTTGTGATACCAACACTTGAGGCTACGAAGCTTAAATCAACTTCTGATGTGTAAACCCCAGGTGAAACGAATACTTTTGTATTTGCCATTTTTTATAAAGTTATTACGATTTATTTTAATAATAAATATTATCAAAAAAAGCAAAAACTTTACTTATCATAAACTATTTATATTTTAGGTAGATTATTTTCTGCCTTTTATCTACATATGGGTTCAGACAGTAATAAAATCAAGAATTTGAAAATTTCGGAGGAGGCTCACGATATATTAAAAAAATATTGTGACAAAAGAGGTGTTAAAATTTATAGGTTTTTGGAGAATTTAATAAGAGAAAAATGCTCCGAAGGTAAAGACATCTACGGCGAAAATTAAATGTTAAACAATTCGTAAGTTATTGTTGATTCTAAATTATCGTCAACTTTAATAACCGTAAATGTTATCACATCGTTTGTGCTTATTTGTATGGTGTCCAAATCTGACCCATAATAATCCCCATTTATACTCACCTCAAAAGACGCAACATTTGTTGTTCCACTTAATGACGCAGAATTGGATAAATTAAATCTTTGGGTAACTGAAGTTGTTCCAGATGGAAATGTTAATTTTAATTCCGATACTTGGGGTATTTCATTTCTACCTTTACTTCTCTTAATATTAATCCTTCCGTCAGATTCAAATACTTGAACAACTCTATTGATTGCCGGTGAAACAATAAATTCATTTTCGTCAATTAAGAATCCCATCATAAGGAATTCGTAACTCTGAACATAATACTTTCTTTTATCTACATCCATAACGGATTCATCTGTTATGTTATTCCATATAATTGGTATGTAATGACCTTTTATCGTTGCGTATGCTTGTCTTGATGCAAATTTCTCCAATATTAATTTATTAAATTGGTTTAATTCTCTCATTCTATTACAAATAATCTTTACTTGGTAAGTAATATCCACCGGAACTGGTTGTGGTATCTTATATACGTCAGCACCCATTCTATTTCCATCCCAAGTTGGTACGGTGGCGTAGTAATATTGTCTCCTGTTTGGTATATTATATAGTAAAGCGGGATTTGTTCCGAATTTAACTTCAGGAACTCTTACCGTTGTAACGAATGGTGGTTTGGCGTTGAAGTCCAAATCAACAAAGTTCCAAGTTTCCGTGAATTGAGCCCAATTCTGTGTTGTTATGATTATGTCAACAACGGGAACTAATGTTCCGTCAACAACTAATCTAAGTTCATCCCTAACAAAATCCATAAACCCCCTATCCAAATCAGCGTGAAGGATTGATTTTGGTAAAAATGTCCCATCTTGATTGATTTTATCCAATAACTCTTGTCTTCTTGGATATAATGTCTTTGAAGTTGTTAGTGGTATGTGTTTTTTTATTTGTTTTGGGAAAGCCATAATTATAATCCTCTAAATTCGTTTTCACTTACAGGTGTAGCAATTATAGTCCTGTAAAAGGGTTTGTAACCCGCATATGTGTGTTTATTATCTGAAACAATACGACCATCATCGGCAACCGAATAGTATCTAACTCTTGTTTCAGTTTCATAATAACCAATATAATCACCCATCGCTATATCAATACCCAATTCATCCAAATGTTTTTGGTATACCGATATTCTCGCGTTTCCAGGTTCGGTTTGTTCAATTTTTGAATTACCCAAGTTTTTTGATGTTGGTGGTTGTATTTGTAAATACGCCTTAAATTCAACAGGAGGTTTAAATTGTACACCATCGGAACTTACCTCACCATAAACATCGTCTTTCTTTGTTCTATGTCTATCAATGCTATATAAAACCATTGTGAAATTCATATCACCCTCAAGCCATTCAGACCCCATTGAGATGTCCAATGAGTAATCCTCCGCTCCGAAGAACTTGCCTAACCTAGTTATGGGAATTCTTGACTTACTCATTTTTATACTTGAATTTATACCCTCCGGCAGTTTTATATTTTTTTTTCAAAACGCTACATATACTACTAATCGGTATACCTAAATTATTTCCGGCTTCCGAAATACTTTCCCATTCTTTTATTGGTTCATTATCTAATGTCAATTGTATAATTGATTTTCTTTTTGTTTTCATAAAAGTTTCTGAGTGTTTTTTACCATAAAAACCATTATTCTCACCAAAACGAGATTCACTCATTTTTTTCTTTACGTCATCACTCATTTTCACACCCGTTTTACTTTTACTAATTTTTAATTTAGTAATTTCAGATAAACTACCTTTTTTCTTACCTTTATATGGGTTACTATCACTCATTTTCTTTTTAGTATTTTCACTTATTTTTTTACCTATAAGAGATTTACGAATATTTTCTTTATGTTCGTATGATTTTTCTTTACCTAAATGAGAAACACTTATTTTATTTTTAGTTTCCTCACTATGTTGTCTATTAAACATTGTTCCATCAGTACCACCAAAAGATATATTGTAACCAATACTTTTATCGGTGGAATTATTTATCGTTATGTAATGTTTTTCATAATAATTTAATTCGTCCTGAGATTCACATATTTGTAAAATTTCTTTTTTAAAATTTTCTTTACCGTATTTTTTTATCGCAAGTTTTATTAAATCACCGGAACCTAAATACCCTGATTTATTATTTTTATCTTGACCTATATAGATTTTATTATTAACGATATTTGTTATTTTATATATTACCATAATATTCTATAATTGTTTTTAATTCATAATCATATTATTGATAAATATACATTTATTTGTTATTTTTACTAAAAAGTTATCATTGGAAAGTTCCGCAATTTTTGAACAGAAGGCGTTAGAGATATTAAATACTTACGAGGGAGGGAATAACTATATCCTTAAGTTAAAACAACAACAACAAAATAATAAGAAGTTTTACCCAACAAGATCACAATCAGATTATATTATTACTTATCATACCGAGACACCAAAAATAGCGAGAAGATGGGTTGATTTGGACCCATACTTCGCAAAGAAATTTGCCGATGAAAAGTTATTCAGGGAAATACCTGATAAGATATGGGTTGAGAAATTATTAATTGAGAAAGAAAAGTCGTATCATATTTGGGGTAAGTTTTTTGAGAGTGAGGAGATTCACGATATATGGATGCCGAAAGGTGCGTTAATTAAAACCCACACAACAGAGAAGGTTGATATTGATTATACAAAATATTCCCATCGTCCCCCACTTACACACCAAATAGAGGCAATAGATAAACTTGCGGGTAGTAAAAGATATATTCTCGCAGATGATATGGGTTTGGGTAAAACAACCTCAACGATTATCGCCGCATTAGAAACGGGAGCTAAAAAAGTTTTAATCATTTGTCCCGCATCGTTAAAATTAAATTGGGAAAGAGAGATACGTAATTACACGGACAAGAGTGTTTATATATGTGAGGGTAAACATTTCTCATCCGAAGAGGACTTTGTGATTATTAATTATGACATCATAAAAAACTTTCACGATATAAAGGACAAAGAAAATTCACAGATATTAAAGGCGGGTTTTGATTTGGTTGTTATTGACGAGGCTCATTACATAAAGAACGCACAAGCCCAACGAACCAAATTAATAAACAATTTTGTTAAAGATGTTAAGAGATTATGGTTATTAACCGGTACTCCGATTACATCTCGTCCAATAGATTATTTTAACTTATTGAGTTTGGTTGAATCACCCGTTGCTCAGAATTGGATGGCGTATGTTATTAGATTTTGTGAGGGTTATCAATTTAGAGCGGGTCAAAGAAAGGTTTGGAATGTATCGGGGGCATCAAATTTGGAGGAACTAAGAGACAGAACATCAAAACAAATATTACGTAGATTAAAAACTGATGTGTTAGATTTACCTGACAAACTAATTAACCCCGTATATTTGAGATTGAAATCAAAGATGTATGAGGAGTTAATGGGTGAATACTACGATTGGTATAACAATAATAAGGAGGAGTCGTCATCATTAACAATACAATTTTCAAAGTTAATGAAGGTTAGACAAACAATTGCCGATGAGAAAGTTGCGTCAACAATAGAACTTGCCGAAAATATTATTGAGCAAGGTAAGAAGGTTATCATCTTTAGTAACTTCACCGAACCATTAAAGAGAATACACGAACATTTCGGAAAACAATCCGTATATTTGGATGGGTCAACCTCAAAATTTGGAAGACAAAAGGCGGTTGATGACTTTCAGGATAACGAAAAGATAATGGTGTTTTGTGGGAATATTAAGGCAGCAGGGGTTGGTATTACATTAACATCTGCCGAAGTAGTAATTATGAATGATTTATCGTTTGTCCCGTCTGACCATAGCCAGGCAGAGGATAGAGCATATCGTTACGGACAAAAAAATAATGTATTAGTATATTATCCGATATTTGAAAACACAATAGAGGGTGTCATATATGATATGTTAATTAAAAAGAAAGGAATTTTTGAAACGGTTATGGGTGACAATATCAACAGGGGGGATTTGGTGGAAGAGATGCTTAATTCAATCAACAATGTCGGGTAATTTAAAGATTACTGGATATTTATAGATAACCTCATAAATTATATGCGGTTTTAACATATGAAAAAAATAGAAAACAAAATTAAAATATTAACAGAGAAGATAAAGGATCAAAACGACACGAAAAACGAAATACTTTTTTTAAATGAAATGAAAAAAATAGGAATAGAGAAATTACCTTATTCCTACTCAGCCTTAAAACAATTCATAGATCCGGAAACAATGTCTTACCATTATAATAATCATTATAAGGGTTATGTTGATAAACTAAATGACGCACTTAGTAAGAAAAATTACGGTGACTTAGATTTAGAACAGATTGTCAGAACAATTAATAAGTTTGACAAGACAATTAGGAATAACGCCGGAGGTGCTTTCAATCACGCTCTTTTTTGGAAAATGTTATCCCCAACCGAACAGAAATGTGGTGGTAAGATATTAGCCAAAATCAAAAAAGATTTTAAGTCGTTTAGAGAATTTAAAACGGAATTTGAAACCAAATCAAAAACCAATTTTGGTAGTGGTTGGGTTTGGTTGGTTCTAACTAAAAGAGGGTCTCTTAAAATTATGACAACCCCTAACCAAGATAATCCACTTATGAATATTATTGATAGTGGTGGTTATCCTTTATTGGGGTTAGATTTGTGGGAACACGCTTATTATTTAAAATACAGAAACAAAAAAGACGAATACATTAAAAACTTTTGGAAAGCGGTTAATTGGGAATTTGTAAATAAATTATTTGAAATGAAGGTATTTTCAAAGATTAATGAGACAACTATGTTAAAACAAGTTATTACTGAGTCAGTGTCAGAATCTTGTTCAAAATCAGATAATGAGGCAATTAGATTCATATTTAATGTCAATCCCATAATAAAACAAATATATAGAGCCGGTATTGATTCGGCACTTAAGAGTGTTTTTAGTGAGAATTACTATGAAAGGGGTGAAGCCGGTGGTGGTGAAATGTCAGGGGTTTATAATTTAGAAGGGGAAGGTAGATCTGTTTTAAATAAAATGAATACCAACTACTCTTGTTTTTGTATTCTAATGAAGGATATAAACAAGTTATTATCATCTTTAAATCAACCAACATTAGATTTGATTGGTCAAACCCCTAAGAAACAAATTGAGGAAGTTAATAGAATGGTCAGCATTATTGACCAATTTAAATTCAGAATATTCGCAACCAAATCAAAAACATTTCAAAATATATTATCCACCTTATCTCAAAATAATAAACTTGGTGATGAAAGAGAGGATAAGACCGTCGTTAATTTAAAAAAGATATTCGGTGATAAGAATGTTATCAAAGTTGGTAAGTTAGGTGATAAGGATGATATGATTGGTGGGATTGATGCTGAGATAATAATCGATGGTAAAAAGAATACCGCACAAATTAAACCATTTAAATATTTTACAACTAAGGATGGTAAATATACCATTTTTGGAACCGGAAATGTTAAATCATATAAAACCGATTTATTAATATTCATAAAATATAACAATGATATGTTAATATTTGATAACAATAAAACTAAAATAGTCGGTGGTAATTTTGTTTTTGATGAAAGTTCATTAATTTATCCAAAATAAAGATATTTATAGAAAACTATTTTTATGGCAACTATACCAGAACCGGAAAGAACCAAAATTTTTACACAAGTTAAACACCTTTTGGGTGCTCCCGTTAGATCGGTTGAGATTGAAGATGAACAGATGGACTCTTTAATGGACTTCTCGATTCAGGATTATGGACAGTATGTTCAGGATTGGTTAATTGAATCGCAATGGACATCTTTATATAATTTAAATTTGGATACTCAATCTCTATCAAGAGCGTTGATTACCAAAAGTTTAGATTGGGAAACTAGATACACTTATGCTTATTCTAAGATTGTCGGGTTACAGGCTGGTGGTGATTGGGTTTTAAAGAAGGATTATATTGAGTTGGTTAGACACCAACAAATTTATGAAATTCCCGCAGGTAGAGAAATAAATGAATTACTATGGTTTACTCCATCAACACTTAATAATGTGTTCTTCGATCCTTGGTCATTCGGTGGATTAGGTTCAGGTGGATTAGGTGGTTCAGGAGGATTCGCTCAAATGGGAACTGCCGGTGGTTCATACTTTATGACACCCGTATTCGATATGTTACTTAGAATGCAGGAGGTTAATATCCAAAGAAGAATTATTGCCGGTGATTTAACATATAGAATAACCGCACTTCCTGATGGTAAAAAGGCAATTCACTTAATGCAGACACCAGGTGGTAAGTTTGACTTTGGTAATGCTCAAATGACACAAGGTAAGATTTGGTATTGGTATTATGAAACAGAAGGTGCCGATAGAGACAAATGTTTAAAGGATAACCCCGATATTATTAAATTACCATCTGATGTCCCTTTTGATGAATTATCTTGGGCTGATTTAAATAACCCGTCCAAACAATGGGTGAGAAGATGGTTTGTCGCTTATGTTAAAGAAACATTAGCAAGAATTAGAGGTAAGTATAGTGGTAATCTTAAAACACCTGACTCTGAATTGACCTTAGATTATACATCATTGGCAACAGAAGCGAAAGATGAAAAAACAAAATTGATTGAGGAGTTAATTGGTGCTGAGGGTAGATTAACAAGATTAAAACCTGAAAAAGTTATGGAGAGGGAAGCTTTAATGTCTGAAAACCTAAATAAACAATTAAAATTCAGAGCATTCCCAAGACCTTTATATGTAATTTAATATGGCAATAGTAAGATCAATACCAAGAGAAAAAGTAGTTGGTGGTAGGATTGTAAGAACTTCCGAAGTTGTTGTAATATCGGAAGATAGTTACTCAACGAATGGGGAGAGTTTAATTGTTGTGAAAGATGTTGATTTTTGTAAAATAAAATTAAACTCAGTAACCACAGACCATATAAGAATTAAATCATTAACAAACACTTTAATTATACCAGATCTTGGTAAGATAGATGGTTTGTATGATGAAATGACTTTAAATTCTGAGTCCTGTGCCGAGTTTTATTTTGTATTAGATACTTGGTATATCACATCAAGTGATGGGTTAAAAATGTCTTAGACAAATTCTTCCCACCCCTCTTCTGCGAGTTCATACATATAGTTAGGTGAAACTCCAATTCTATCCCAAAACTTAACTTCACCTTCCGACATTGACATAACTTCCTCCAAGTCATCTTGGTCTCCAATATCAATTGGTTGTCCATTAATCAATTCACATTGTTCTTTGGTGAAAATACCTCTGTTCTCAGGGTCGGTAACCAATAATTGTTCTCTCACCTCGTCTTTAAATACAACCAATAAAGGTTCAATCTTCTTATTGAATGTGGTAATCGCTCTTGGGACATTATATTCACCCAACATATCAGGATTATTTTCCAATTCATTGGCATCTAACAAATAACAATTGATAATAACTCCATCACCTTTCTTTTGAACATCTCCGTGAGATGACTTGGTTCCGTTATTAACATAATAGATAACATCACCCAAATTAACTTTAATGTTATTTTGTATAGCCAATTCAAGGTATGCCATTCTACTCATAGCGTGACCCGCCTTAGTTTTAGAATTTACCCTAACTTTATAATCGTCAATAGACATTTTTACCTTTGCTCTTTGAGCAATCTTTTTAAGAGGTATCTCTTGGTTAAATATCTTTTGTAGATATTCATAATACCACTCAATAAATTCTTGACCATTACCTTCAAGTAACATCTTAATACCCTTATCAAGGAAGTCCTCAATGTATATCGGAAGTTTCTTTGATTTAATGGAGTTACCTGTCAACTTAACTTTACCATTGTTTTCCAATGTTGCGTAATTCTTACGAGAAAGATTTATACAGGACTTCCAAGTTCCATCACAATCCAATCCCATCTCACCTTTCATAAACAAATCATTATATTCAGCAACATCGGCATCGTAACCGTGATATTCTTTACCCTCCTTAACCAACCAATTAAGACCTTTACCGATATAAACCCTGTCGTCTACTCCACCATCGGGTAACGAAAAGTTAACCCCGTCCGTGTCCATTACAAGTGGCGTATATCCTTTCTTCATAAAGAAACTAATCATCTGACGAAGATATTGTCTACCCGTACAGGTAATCCTTTCACCTTGATTAATGTCACCCCAATTAAATACCAACGGAGCGCTTAAAGATCCGAAGAAGGCGTTAATGAAAATCTTAATCGGTAACTGCTTTCTGTCATACGATAATGACTTTTTCTTATCAATCTTTTTGTATTCGGAAGATAAGTTCTTATACATAATACGAGTACTTCTGAAATATGCCAAAAGTCCTTTCATTACTCCCGTTACATCACATTCAGGAAATACATCGTGAACCAACTGAATGGATGGATATAGGGATGAAAAGTCCAACTTAAGGACATCCTTTGAATATCCTACTTTTAGTAGTCGTGATAACCCTCCCACGAATTCTCTCTTTGATTCTTTTTGGGGTATTGCCAATTTATGTTTATAAGACCAAGCGAGCATTATCATTCTCCATAATGTTGCCGTTCCCATTGTTGATACCCTCTCATATGTTGTTGGCACCATTGATGCTAGAAGAAACGTCCCTTGGTTGAATTCATCATCCACCAACAGAGTTTCCTCCAAGTCATCGTCAAGATATCTCTCAACGATATTATCACCTGTTGTTTTAACATAAGCACCGGGGAATCTTACATCCAAATCATCAAACGCAGGATTATCCGCCCTCTTATACTTTCCGTTTTTGACATTTAACCAATATTCATCCTTCTTGGCGTACATCTCACCAATATTCTCGTGGGAGATATATACACGATCCTCAGCCTCGGCATCAATATATTGGGTGATATATTTTAGACCCGCAGATTTAATATTGGAGTTGATGGCCTGAGCTCGTCTAACCGAGTGAATAATATCAATAACATTATAACCCCACATTCCAACCTGATTGTATGTCTCAACCTCATTTGCGAGTTTTAACATATTCTCCCGTTGTGTAATTGTTTGTTCGGGATTTAGTGTCTTACAGGTTCTTTTGATATCAATGTTTAATGCTTTACATCTTTCAAATATCCAAACCCAGTCGAAGTTCGCGGAGTTATATCCACCAATAATGGATGGTTTAACTTCATCAATAACTCTAAAGAATTCTATTAATCCTTCTCTTTCTTGTTCTTCGTTGGAACATTCAATTACTCTCTGTAATCCTTTATTGGTTTTAATCCCAATCATAAATATACGACCGTCCTTTGGTTCAAGAGCGGTCGTCTCCAAGTCAAATACAAATCTCGTAATATCGTTATATTCTTCAAACCCTTTAAATAGTCGTTTTTCTTTTGAGATTAGGAACTGCTCAACGGGGGGTAACATTAAGATTAAATCCCTTGTAGTTTCACCCCAAGGATCTATACCACCGTCTCTGAAAAATTGTATTAATTCTCTATAACCTTTAAGTGACTTAACCATAAATTTAAGTCCTTTTTCCAATCTATCGTTACCTTGAGTTTCAAGCCTATCAATGATGATACCATATTTGGTCATCGCTTGTTTTTGTTCTTCCTTTGAGTTCTTATAGAAGTTTCTATCTTTTAAATCTCCTACCCAACAGAAAGCAACAAAACTTTCTTTCTTAATAACCTTACCTTGTCCGGGGATTTCTTTTATCTTAAATACTGAGTTTGTTCTGTAATCAAACTCTACGGCAACTATATATTGTTCGGGGTCACCACCTTCTAGGAAGGATTTAATTTCTTCTTGGTCTAACATTTTTTTATTATATTTGGTTTATTCGCTACCGTATTAAACGGCATTTACCTTACTTGGTAAGTATATTCCAAATATATTTAAAAATCAATCACAACACGGGAATGAGATTGTGTAGTTATCGTCAAAAGACACATCATCAATGGCAAAACTATCAAGTATATTTACATATAACTTATCATTAATAGGTAGATAAATAACCCCATCACCACTAACAATCATAAATTCAGCTGAAAATCTACCTTCTTTGGCGGTATCTCTTTTAGTAAACTGATAATAAACATAGTACTCGGTATCACCTTCGTTATTCACCTCACCGACAACAGTGGCCGATTTAGTTGATATTTTCGGTATTTGTGTTTCGGTATTGATCATGGAGAAAAACACGGAAGATTCAGACAAATCTGAATAACCCTTTTCAAAATCACTTCTACCGTCCTTATTAACTTTAACTTTTAAGGTGGGTAAAGTTGCGTTTTTCTTAATGAACCATTCCATATGTTTTTATATAATATATTATTTATTTTTGAAAGTATTTCTCAATTCTTTTACTTAATCTAACTCTTGGGTCGTTTTCATTTCTACCTAATTCTTCGTATTTTAAAACGAAACCGAAACTCAAAAAAACTCTTCTTGAGTTAAACTCATTTGTCCAATGTTTATATAAAGAGGCTTCGAATCCGTATAAATCTGTTTCCTGAACTTTGATTGACTCTTTATCTAAGAACAAATCATAATCTTCAGATAAGACACTTATGTTACATTTGTAGTTAATATAACCATCCATTGCGGCATCATAATGTGGATTTACCTTACCACCCTTACCCATATCAACCGCTTGTAAAAAAATATTATCTTTTGGGAATCCAAAAGAGTCACTTATACGGTCAATTATGTTATTAATAAATTCGGGTAAAGGTTCT